TTTTTCTATAAATATATAATGGGGGATATTTCTACCCCCCACTCTATTTTTTTATTGTTTTATTATACGTTGTCGAATGAAGCGCCTGTTGGTGTTATAACAAACTCGATGTCGATATATTCTAACGCCCTTGTTGGTTTCAAGAATATTTTACCTGTTAAAGTATTTGAATCTAAATCTTCAGGTGTGTTTGAAACCGTTACACGGAAGTCAATTAAACCTCTATCTCTTCTGATTGAATCCAAAATTGGGTTAACAGAATCCAAGAAGTCTTGTCTAACTTTGTTGTCGTTTTGTTCAAACAATAATCTAATCGCTACCGCTGAAATCAACTTACGAGCTTGTAACAACAATCTTCTTACGTTAATTCTGTCAAGTGCAGATTCTCTAACTTGCATTGTTTTGTTACCCCAAATCACGGTACCAACATCAGAGAAGGTCGCAATTGGGTTAATTCTACCCTTGTATAAAGTATCTCTATCGTCTTGTGTTAACTTACGTCTTGCTCTAATTGCGTTTACTAAACCTCTTGTGTAGCCCGCAGATGCGAACCAAGGGAATGCAATGTTATCAGTCAAAGCCAAATTCTTAACAACTTCAGATGTTGGTGGAATATAGATTTGTGTGTTGTTAACTGCGTCTCTTGTTAATACCCAAGGGTAATAAGTTGCGGTGTAGTTAGAGTCAATTCCAGTATTTTCTAAATTATCAACAACTTCTTGAGGGTAAATTAATCCTTCCTCAATGTCTTGATATGACGATAAGAACAAATTAAAATCAGGGGTTGTTGCAATGTAAATCGAATCCGCTCTTTCTGTTTCAATCATATCTATAGCTTCTTCAACCAAGTTTGAGTTATTTACATAATCAATACCTGGAGTTGCAAATATATTAATGTTTGTTGCTTCAGGGTTTGCAAAAGTTGACTGACCCCATTTGTATGCGTAGTAGTCAGTATTTGCCCAATTTTCTTGATTAGGTCCTGAAATTGATTTGAATGCTCCCCATCCTGTTGCTGTTGGGTACGTTACTGATGCTGCGGCTCCGTTTTTAAACCCTGTTTGGCCTAATGCGAATGTGTCGGCGTTTGTTCTATATTCTCTATAGATATCCCATCCATCAAATCCACCGTAAGCAAGTACTGTAAATTTACGAGTATTCAATCTGTAGTAAGGGTTGTCACTATCAGTCGGTTCAGAATTAAACGACCCAACACCCACTTCAAATGCCGATTGTCCTGATGTAGAATAACCATTAGTAATTGTTACAACCGTAGCCCCACTATCCATATGGAAACCTTTAGTTAAATAACCCCAAGCCATACCTGTGGTATCAGTTGCAATGTTAGCTGGTAATTGTTTTCCTTTGTATTGGAAGAAGTCGTAATCAAACCCTGTTATATTAGAAATACCTAAATAAGCTCTTCTTGGGTTTTCACCACTTGAGATTACTGGGTTATCTCCACCTGAACTTGCTCCAAATGGTGGGTTATAAATTGTCTCACCAGCCGTATAGTATTTAGTTTTATAATTTACATATGGTGGAGTTGCGTTTTCATATTCTCTTGAAATGTATCCTTCAAATCCACAAGGTAATGCGTCAATTGGAGCTTCATCGTTCATCTCTAACATTACATATTTAGATTTAACTTGATATTCTCCGTTTGATGTACCAATTTTATTTGCTACATAATTGTTATTAGTTGGATCCATAGAACAATTTGTGAAACTTTCAATAACTCTCACATTTTGGTCATTATCAAAGAAATCACGAATGAATACATCAAATGTTCCATTATTAAATGAAATATTACCAATAGACATCTTAACTTGAGTGTTAGCATTATTACCATCAGATATAAGAACAAATTTAAATAATTTGTAAACCGTGTTACCTCTAAGTTCTGAAACCATATATGGAGTTTCAGGTGTTTGATATTGTTCTAAATAAAAACCAATTGAATCAGTATTAATTTGTTGTTGAGCATCTGGTAAAGCAATTAAATCACAACTTAAACCTCTAATTTGACCCGCTCTGTATCCAGATAACAACAAACTTGAATATGTTTCTTCAACAAATAATGGAACTTCTGTTCTATTTTTACCAAAGTTACTACCACCAAACACTTTTCTAATAAAGTTTTTATCAGATGATTGCATCGATGTTTCAAATTGGAAAATTTCTCCATCATTACTAACTCCCGAAATTGAGAATGGTGAGAATGGATTTTTTGTTACCGCCGAATAAGAACCAGTACAAATCATATCGACATCTGTTACTCCCGTTACTTGATAACTTGGTCCGTGTTGTGTTGAGTTGTAATTTGTTATGCCTCTAGATCTCAAAGTTGCCACTACTAAATCATCGTAAGCCGTGTAAGGCGTACCTGAATAGTCAGTGATATAGAATTTAACAGAACCTGAGTAGTTTCCACCGGCACCTGATAAAGAACCTAATGAACAACCAAACCCTTGTCCATTATATGAATTAGTTGTAGCGTTTTGATAATTAAATAAACCATAGAACCAAGCATCATTAGTAGATGAATTTAACGTTCCACCACTTGCTGCGGTCACACCAAAATTTTCAGTGAATGCCGTTACGGGTGGATTAGCCGATCCACCTGTGATAAGATCAAATGTTCCACCACTAACAATACCCCAAAAAGTCGAGGTTTTTCCTGTTCCTGCAGTACCAGCCAAATTAATTTGATTAGATATGTACGTTCTTAAATCACTATCAATTGTAGAGGTTCCTCCATCGTATTGTGTGTAAGTATTATAAAAATTACTATTAACATTTAAAGATGAGTTTACTGCATTTAAAACCACATTTAATGATGTACCAGTCGTACCTGTAAAAGTAACCGATATCGGACCCGTATTACCTGTAGCGGCAATAGTGGCCGGATTAACATTAGCAATTGTTGTAATAGACCAAGACGGTCCCGCATCGTAACCTGACAATCCAAGTACTCTTGTAACAAACAATTGATTTGATTGTTGTAAATATGCTTTAGTAATATAACCTAATTCATATTTAGGTATTTGTGTGTTTACAAATTTTTCAGGACTAGTTCCTCCAAAATAGACTTGGAACTCGTCAAAATTCGTAATAAAAATTGGTTCGAAAGCCGGTCCTTGTAGTGTTTCCCCTACAACTCCCAATGTTGTTACACCCACACTCTGTGCAACAAACGTTAAGTCTCTTTCGGACGTATAAACCCCCGGTGAAACAAAAACTTTGTTAGATGATGCCATGTTTTAATTAGTATTTAAATTTTTATTTTATTATATAAATACCTTGTTAAAATACAAAAAACTTTACTTAGCGTAATATTTATCAAAAGGTAAGAAAAAATTCTACCTTTTTTCTGCCTATATAATTTTACAATATGAAAAAAATAAAAAACTTAAAAATATCTGAAGAAAGTCACGAACTATTAAAAAAGTATTGTGAAGATAACGGACTTAAAATGTACAAGTTTTTAGAAAATCTTATTAAAAAAAATTGTGAAAAGAAAAAAGACTTATACGGCGAATAGTTAAACCAAGTATGCGGTTGTTTTTATTGTTGAAGTTTTTGTGTTATCATTTTTATATACCGTTACCGATAAAGTGTCACCATCATTTATTTGTATTAATTCTAAATCATCCCCAACATAGTTACCATTAATATAAACCGAATAACCTGTACCACAAGATAAACCAGTGCTGTACGTGGCTCCTGTCACATTTGAAAAAGATGGTACGGTACCCCCTTTAACACATATCGTATTTGTATTACCTATTGTTAATGCAGATGTCACTACGGTTCCAGAACAATTAGTATAAGTTAAATTTGTATTTGTAATTGCGGTGTAAGTTGCGTTATAACAATTAGTTAGGTTTTGTTGTTCAGTAACTTTTAAATCTGCGGTATACCTAAAAACTTCACTTAATTGTGTTACTCCGCTAACAAAAGTTAAATCTAAATCAAAACTATTTGGTCTTGGTGGTTGTGGTGTAACTTTTCTTCCTCTTGTTTTTGTGTCCACTTCAAACATAGTTACCTGTCTTGTAATTGCTGGCGAAATTTGAAACTCCTCCTCATCAATTAATAGCCCCTTCATGAAAAAAGTATAATTTGCAATATAATATTTTCTTTTTTCTAAATCTTTTGCTGATTCATCGGCAACACTATCCAAAGTTATTGGAATATAGTGTCCTTTAATTTGTGTATACGCCTGTTTTGATGTGAAAGTTTGCATAACAATCTTATTGAACTCATTTAACTCTCTCATCCTATTACAGAATAATTTTATATTAAATGTAATATCAACGGGGATTGGTTGTGGTATTTTATAAACATCTGCACCTTTTCTTTGTCCGTCCCATGTTGGTACGGTATAATAAAAGAATTGTCTTCTATTAGGTATATTTGCCGCTCCACCTTGAAATGTACCATATTTAACTTCTGGCATTCTCACCGTTGCAATAAATGGTAACGAAACATTACTATCTAAATCTTGAAAATTCCAAGACTCAACAAATTGTGACCAGTTTTGGTTTGTAATGATTTTATCTATTGTTGGTACCGTTTTTTCATCTACAACTAATTGTAGAGTATCTTTAACAAAATCTAACATACCCCTATCTAAATCTGCATGTAAAACACCTTTAGGTAAAAACGTACCATGATCAGTTATGTCATCCAACATCTGTTGTCTTCTTTCTCGACCAACTTTTTCAGGGGTTAACGGTAAATAATTTTTTATTTTTTTAGGTAATGCCATACTTATATTCCTCTAAATTCATTGTCATTGACAGGTGCTCCAATAATAGAACGATAGAATGGTTTATAACCACCATATGTGTGTTTATTATCTGAAACAACACGACCATCATTTACCACACTATAATATCTAACTCTTGTTTCCGTTTCATAATAACCAATATAATCACCATAGGAAATTTGAATACCCAATTCATCCAATTGTTTTTGGTAAACACCAACTTTAATGTTTCCTGGTTCTGTTTGTGAAATCTTAGATGCACCATAATCCGCATTAGCCGGTTGTTCAATTTGAACATATCCTTTAAATTCGACGGGAGCCAAAAATTGTATACCATCTTCTAACGCCTCACCATAAACATCATCATTAACGGTTCTTTGTCTATCTACACGATATAAAACTAAAGTGAAGTTCATATCCCCACCTAACCATTCATCACCCATAGAAATATCCAAATCAAAATCTTGTTCTGAAAAAAACTTACTTAAACGAGTAATCGGAACTTTGTTATCTGCCATATCTATAAATACTTTGATTGATTTTTTCTTTTGTTTTATTATTATTTATATAGTAATGGAAGATGTCGTATCAAAAACACCTGAGTCCAAAGCCCTTTTAATTTTAGACAATTATGATGGGTCAAATAACTACATCCTAAATTTAAAACATAGAAAACAAAATAGTAAGTCTTTTGTCCCCACAAGACCACAATCCGACTATATAATTAATTATCATGAGGTACAACCAAAAGTTGCCAAAAAATGGGTTAAGTTAGATTCATACTTTGGTAAAAAATTAATGGAGGATAAAATGTATACCAAAGAACCAAAAGAAATTTATGTTGAAAAACTTTTGGTGGAAAAAGATAAATCTTATCACATTTGGGGTAAAATATTCTCAGGAGATACCACTTATGATTTTTGGATGCCAAAATCAGCAATTATTAAAGATAACGAAGTAAAAAATATTGTTATCGATTATAGTAAGTACCAACATAGAATGCCAATGACACACCAACTTGAGGCGATTGAAAAGTTAGTTGGGAACAAAAAGTTTATTTTGGCTGACGATATGGGGTTAGGTAAAACAACCGCAACAATTATTGCGGCATTAGAAACGGGAGCAAAAAAAATATTGGTGGTTTGTCCAGCATCTTTAAAAATTAATTGGCAACGTGAAATTGAAAATTATTCAGATAGACCTGTTTATATTGCGGAAGGTAAGAAATTTTCAGGTGAACATGATTTTGTTATTATTAATTACGACATCTTAAAAAATTTCCACGACATTAAAAAGAAAGATGAATCAACCATTTTAAAATCAAAGTTTGACCTTGTGATTATGGATGAAGCACATATGATTTCAAATCCACAAGCAAATAGAACTAAAATTGTAAAT